GGCTTGGCTTTCAGTGGCTCCGAATCCTTTGAGGAAGTCTCCAGTCCCTGAGAGAAGCCGCTGGGCCTGAGTGTTGGATAATCCGAAATTCTTTGCGAGGTTCTTGGCTGTAGCGTCTGCCGTTCCCCTTATGCTCCGAAAAGCCGTCCCGAACTTCGCTGCGGTTTCCTCTGCGTCGACGGCAAACTTGACAGCCGCTGCCGCCATCCCGATCAACGGAACGGTGACGAACTTCGTGAGGTTCTTCCCGATCTTCTCTGCGTTTTTCGCAAACGACTTGAGCTTTTTCTCTGACTTGTCTATCCCGGCATCGAACTCTTTGTTGTCTCCGACGATGCGGACGATCATATCTCCAAGGGATTTTGCCATCAGATTGCTCCGTATTTAGCGCGGTACATGGCGTCTTCTTCTTTCGATCGGGGCGCGTCCGTCTTCCCCAGCGACGCCCTCGCCTCGGCTCTCGCCTTCTTCAATTCGGCGGGACTCATATCGGCATACGACGGCTTTTCGCCCGTGGGCTTCGGGTATTTAATTTCGAGACCTATGTTGTGATACATAACCAGTTGTCCCAGTGACATTTCCCACAGCAGATACTCCTTGGTCGCCCAAGGGAACAACAGCGCCATCGAAACAAAAAGTCGGCCAAGATGAATCTTTCCATCACCCTGACCACTACCTATTGGCTCGCCGAATACTCCTCAACTCCTTGGTACGAGCTGGTAAGAGTATCCTTGATCACTTCCGAGAAGGACATTATCTGCCCCGGCGACGCATTGCCTTGAAACCACGCCTCATCTAAGGCCGGATATTTCACAGAGCAGAACAGGGAACACAGCCGGACGGAAAGCTCCAAGGCTCTACGCGCCTGATCTCCCGTCTTCTCCAGTTCCTCGACCGAGAACGTGGCCATTTCTTGCACTATCTCGTCCACGTCGAACGTAATCCCGACGGGTATGAAGGAGACGTCAATCTCCATTCCACCTATCTTCACGATCCGAGGCTTCGGGTTCAGTACATCCAGGTCCAATACGTTGTCAGGCATTCAAGTTCTCCCAATACTCGGTCTGAGTGTTATGCGCGGCGGTGAAAAAGCGTGAACAACTGAGACCCAGCGGAAAGCGTCGTGTCGTTCTTCGCGACGATGGTGCCAGGCATAACCATGATCGGGTCTGCATCGTTGTCCGACTTCGCGGTGAACTGTATCCCGTTCTCCATGGTCGCCTTGTAGACCTTGATGATTGTCTGAGTTGTAGTTCCGGATATCATCCGGGTATTCGTCAGCCGGAACGCACGCGGAGTGATAGTCGTGTTCCCGCCTCCGTTGATCGTCATGGCGCTGCCTGTAACGAGGCTGTGAGAGATAGCGCCCCCTTGGATGGCCGACAAAACCGATCCATTGAACTCGATCATCTCGAACTCGATACGGAATTCCTCGTCAGCTACACCCTCGATCGGGTCCGGCGCATTGCCAGCTTGGACATCGAACTTTGTGATGTTGTGACCGAACGAGCTAACCATACCCGCGCCGAGGTTTACATAAGTCCCGGCCACCGATGGTGCTGTCTCGATCTTGTAGTTCCCGATTACCAGTTTGGTGGAGGTAATGGTACTGTTTTGATAAATAGGCATTTCTTTTCTCCTAACTCACCGTCGATGACGGGTAGAGTATTGTGATGTCGACCGGAGCATTGTAGAGGGAATCCCTCGGCTCCGGTATCAGACCAGTCGCGACGTCCTGAAACGCCCTCGAAATATCGAACGTACCCTGCGTGGCGAAGATCCCCGTGGATGACGTCCCGTTGAATAGGTTAGTCACCTGGCGAGCCAAGGCCAATGCCCCGGCTATGTCTCTCGCCCTACAGTTGATCGAGAACGTCTGGCGCTCCATGCCGTTGAACCGCTGGGGTCCACTGACCTCGTAAAAGTTCAGGCTCGGCAAGGACGTCCCCTGCGGTCGGAACGAATGCCAAACCCAATTCCCCACGATCGACGTGAGCGCCGTTGTCGCATTGATCAGGTCGAGGACGGCCTCTGCCGGAGTGCTCATCTCAGGAACTCCCGGAACTGGAGCCGTCCGTTGACCTCGAAGATCGTCAGCGTCCTTCCCTGCGCCAGCGCGAGCGCCGGTCTGAGGAATGGTTGCGCCTCCGACCTTTTCGTCCCGTACTCCTGATACGGTCCATAGAAAACAGGAGTCCCGACATAAGCCTGATTGTCGACTATAGGCGCAGCGATGACGTCTGTCCTCACCGCACCCTTGCCTGACGGAGCCGTGTTGCCGTCGTTCTTGGTCTGCGTCGTAATAGATGCAGCGAGCCTGCCCGTGTCGACTGGGGTCAGGAGTTTCGCCTGCCCCTCGACTATCAGACCCGTTTCGAAGACGCTTTTGCCAGCGACCTTGTTGCCCTTGATCTTGACTTCGCGTCCTCTCCACTCGCTCGCTATCGTTGTTTTGTAGCTCATCTGTAATGCGTAAACCCCGGAACCGTGTAGGACTGGAGCGGCCTCAACAGCTCGACCGGATAGCCGAACTCTCCATGGCCAGATCTTGAATCCTCGCTCCATGACCCGCGATCCTGATAGTCGTACTGAATCAGACTCGCTACCACCGGCTTAATTCCCCTCGGCCATCTCGCGACTGCAAAGTATATCGAGGCTCCGGACCCTTCCTCATTCAGTGAATGAGTAGCGGCCACCGCGCCCGTGAAACTGTAGCTCGTCGCGATCGTAAGCACCGAACTCGATATCGCCGATATCGGGTAATAGCCATCGTTTAGATAGCTGTTGTAGACCAAGAAGTCCTGCCCAGCGGCGAACAACGCCGAAGCGAAGCTGCTACCCCTGGCAGTGATGGTTCTTGCAGACGCATTGAACGCCGCCTGCACCTGATTCAGCACGTAGGGACCGGTGTCCCTGGACGGCTGCAGATGATCCATGCGCTTTTGAATTCTAAAATCCTCGAACCTCAACGGTACGAGCGGCTGTGCCGTGAACGGGTTATGACATATCTCGAAAAGCCGGTCGGTCACGGTCGGGATGAGGGTGGCGATACTCGTGTCGTAAGTAGTCAAGCCGCTTGCGATATTGAGAAGAGCCTTTACCTCATCCCTGGTGACTAATGGCATCTCGCCGTCCTAGTACTTCGTCAGTACGCCGTAGTCGAGTGTTATGCGCCCGCCTGTCGGAATCGTGAAGATGACGGTTCCCGCCGTGGTTTTGAACCTCGCAGAGTCCCATGATGCCCCGATGTACTTAGTCTCAGCCGTGCCGAGAGTCACACTCTGCGCTCCGATACCAGCCGCTACGTGCGGACTTGTACCCGCCCCGATGCTGAGTATCACCGACGCCGTGGTCGAGTTGTTCTGAGCGCGGACGAATCCCCGGCTCATGTCGTCGACGGTGATGGTGATCGTTCCCGCCGTGGTGGCTGTCGAAGCGTTTGGCGCTACGCCAGTTCCAATGATCGTGACTGCCGTCAATACAACTGCTGCCATGTTATTCCCCCTACCCTAGTTCGCCGTCTCGTTGTTGTACGAGACTGCCAGCATGTCGGGTCGGATGACCTTGGAGCCGTACACCCACAGGCCGTCGACGTTGGTCGCTCGACGTTTTTCCGACGGACGTATTCTCACGTCTCCCGAAATAGCCTGGGCGAAGCCGATAGCCTCATTCCCAGAGCTGGCCATGATGGTGTGTGCGGTCCCACCGATCTGAGTGACATTGTTCGACAATAACACCCGGTTGAATCCGACGATCGGGAGATTCATGTACCCACCTTCGAAGATGTCGGCATTCGGCTGACGGTCGGTTACCCCGGCCAGGGTCAGTTTGGTGAACATCCAAGGCGGAAGCACGATCCAGCGGTTTTCGAGCGGGATGTTGTTCTCCGTCATAGCCTCCGCGAACTCAGCGAGGTGCTGAACTACGGTTCCCGAGGAAGTGGCTTTCGGTGAGGCCGCGCTTCCGTAGGTGACACCGGCGTCGGTGTACAGACCCGAGATGTACTGGTCGATTGTGTCACGTATGCGATATGCGCCCCGGTCGATGCCGCCACCGAGAACATCCGACGGGATGAACGTGGTGTCTGTGACATCCAACTGAAACGAAAACGATTTTTTCTGATCGATGATCATCGAGAGGGATGCGTCATCGAGCTGCTCGAACGTCATGTCCGCGTATGCGGTGTAATCATTCACCGCGACTTCCCCGATCTGGAGAAACTTTACGCTTCCGCCAACGGTTGCCTGCCCAGTGAAGTTCTGGTTTGTCAGGTTCCCGAAGATGAGTGCCTTTCGAAGCGCGACTATGAGTCGGTTGTTCCAAATCGTGGGTTTGAGATTTTCAAGACCCATTCAGTTTGCCCTACCTATTCTGGTGATATGAAAGAGAAAGATCCACCTTCTCTTCGTTCCGTCCGTACTCTTCGGGTGACATATTATTGAGTTGATCCACGGTGTAGTAATTCTCCGTATCGTCCTCGCTGGTGCGGGGATTCCTCGTGTGTTCCTTCAGGATCTCGTCTTTTATGCCTGTCCCGTACGTCTCAAGAACCTTCTTGAATAGGCCCATGTTTGCGGAGGTTTCTTCAGCAGTCGATCCCACAAGAATGTCTGCCATCGTAGTCGGCAATCCTTCTTGTGTGAGCGTCTGGATAGCCTCGGCCTTCATGTCTGCCCGTTCACTCTTCCGCTCCGAGGCGTCGAACTTTTCCTTCAACTCCCGGAGTTCCTTTTGCTCTGGCGTCTCAGCGGGATTCTCTTTCTCGAACCGCTCGTTGTAGTAGTCACTCTTGAGCTTATCGAGATGCGCGTCCTGCCATGACGTCAGACACCCAGAGACTCGCTGGTCCACATGGGACTGCAATAGGGGAGTCTTCTCCACGAATGCCGCTACGCTTTTCTCGTCGAGAGCAGCAAGGGGATTGGCCCCTGTCTTAATCTCTTCGAT